ACTTCCAGAGTCCATAGAATCCACATACCCTACTGTTTGATCGGTATATGCCGGACTCCCCGAACTTCCCGTTATAGCGTCCCCGTGAGCGTTATCGTTTTTACTGGTAAAAACTACTTTATTAGTAACAGAGGTGTTATCTGTAGTCAAAACACCAGCCCCGTTTTGTTGTATACCTACTGCCCCACTTGTCTTGATGTAGATCGACCCGCCAGAGCAATCAAGTGTTAGGTTATAAGAACCCATTGTCACATTGGCAGTAAGATAATAAGTACCTGCTGTCCAAACTGTGTTTCCGCTTAATCCTGCACTTATTGTTGTATATGCCATAGTTTACCTATTATGTCTGAGAAGTTGAAAAAGTTCTGTTAAAAAATTTATTGTTGTCCTACAGTAAGTGCAACCCACGAACTAAGCGAACCGGCTATGCCTACATCCGCTGTAAATGTGATTGACGATGTGCCGCCAGGGTAACGCATCGTGTGGGGCAAAATAACATTGTTTGTATCAGTAAAGTAAACATCTTGCCCTAGAGATTGAGATTTATTCAAAATTGTAGTATCAATAATAACGTATTGTACATTGGATGCAATTTTTACCGTGTCGTATCGAAAATATTTCCAGCCGCTACCAATGATCGCTGCCCCCGCGCTCAACGCCATTACCAAAACCAACAACGCTAGCTTTTTCATTTTCAATTCCTCAAGTTCTTAATTGCATTTTCAAGAGTCTCAAAACGATCTGCCAGTTCATTCAAATCTGCAAGGATAGCTTCCATTGGGCCTTTGCAGAAATCAGGAACTTCGATTTCTTTTTCATTTTTCATAGTTTCTCCTAGGTTGGTCTAAATTGAAAATTCCGAAACGCCCATAAATTTGTTTTATCGATATCACAGTCTTTTCGTTCTTCATAGCTATTGACAAAATTCAATGCCGGAGACCATTCAAACTCTTTGGAAATGAAACCCCCCAAGTATGGTTTAGCAATAGCAAGCACAAAGGGAGTGTCCAAGTCTTCCGGCCGGCATACTCCCCGGTTTGGATTTTCCAGCATCCAGCAAATACCCGCAACAAGTCCGATTGCCACTTGAATAGTTGTTGAATTTTGCAAGGGACATAGATTTCTTGCGTCTTCAATGTTGAGACTTGTTCCGCACCACCAAACATGCTCATCGTCATAACCCCCAAACATTATGCCCAAGGTGTCTGCCCCGCAAAGAATATCATTATCATATAAAATACGCTGATGGTATGGCTTTCTATCATTGTCATTACAGTAGTTATCACTCTGAAATTCTCTTATTGAAGCCACAGTAGAATCACAAGGCAAATAACAATAGTATACCGTAGGTCGATAACTACCATCTTCAGTTGTAAGGAACTTGGATATAGTATAAGCCTCCCCATGACGAATGAGACAGCCTACAATCTCATAACCCTCGACAATCCGAGACCCTTCCGCTGGGGAGATTTTTGGGTCTGCGGGAACAAATCCCCTTACCAGTGTATTGATCCCCATTTGAGAAAGGAAAATTTGATTCTTTGGGCCTTTTTCTGGAATGTTTGCAAACTCGGGCAACTTATCTTCATGAGTGCCCCAACCTAACTCTGCTGGTGATGTGGCTTCCTCTACCAAGCCCAGAACTGACCAAGTGCCTACAAATTCATGAACTTCTTTTGGCCGAACAGACAGTTGAGTATCACGCTCAGAATCAATGGCAACTTTGATGCCAATTTTTTTGGCGATTGTAGCATAGTCATTTTTGTTGGCCGGTTTGGTGCTGACGCCTTTTGCTTTCGCCAGGTCGATGATACCTTGTTTCATGAAATGGCTGATGAGTCCTGGGTTTGCGCCCATATCAAGAATTGCTGTCGTGCCTTTGTTGTCGGGCCATTTACCTCCCGTCAATTCGTCAACTTCTTGTGCCCTTGCGTAAAGGGACTTATCGTATGGGGTTCTTTGTGCAAAGCCTTCGCCATAGGCCCACTCTTCAACACTGGTGTTGATATATATTACTTTGTTGTCTCGGCACCACTGCAAAATAACTGTGCATGCCACATCGTAGCACACATCGATAAGCAAATCCCCGGGCTTCAAACACTGGGAAAGGGTTAGTTCCAAATTTTCTTTTGTGATTTGGAGCTGTATGAACTTGACACCTTTGTCTGTCCAGTTATTGATCACTTCTGATTTGTCGAGCATGTCATACACGGTAATCTGCGAAAGTTGCAAATCCAAATGACGAACAAGGATAGGAAGAGTACATCCGGCAACACCACCATACCCAAAAAACACCACATTTCCAGCAAACGGATAAACCTTTGCCGCAACAGGAGGGATGATTGCAGGGTCTTGTGGTTCAGTTTCACCTGGAGCACCCTTGTCCACAAGGTTGACGTCTTCGTTGGACATGTTGGGAAGCTCAGGGTCTTTTGGTGTGACAAACTCGTCAGCACCGTTTTCAGCAAGGGCGTGAACCAAAGCTGACAGATTGGTTCTGTCTTCGGGTGACAAACCGGCGATGTGATCTTTCAAGTTCATACGATTACTCTACCACTTCTGAAAAGCCTTTTGGCAGTTGATGATCTTTCCAGTCTACATCTTTCCAGGTTCCGTTTTTTCCGGCAATTGCTTTTTGTTCATCTTCATCCAAATCTTCAAAAGCATCCTCACCGGCGGAGTCGTCATATTCTCCCGCTTCGCCTTTGTACCAGGGATCGAGTAGGCACATACAGTGTGGATGGAATGGGAATTCGGGCACTTCGTCTTTTGGATATACACCAGGCCCCATGCCATACATATTAGCCTCAGTAAAAAAGTCGCAGATGCAGTAACCTTCATGGATCGCGCTAAGGGACACCCGAACTCCGACAGCCTCGTCGTCGTTTTGAATACCATAAATTGCCCCATTTCCGTATGCTCTAGCTATTTCAGTACGAGCTAGTCTTGTTGCATTCGCACGCGCCTTTTGCATAACAGCACGTTCGACGGCAGCATCCACAATCGAATCAGATGCATCAGTTGACAAACTGGCAATATCACGATATGCCTGAGCAAGTGCAGAAGAGTCCGAATCGGCAAGGCTTTCAACTCTCCTGTTGACGTAGGCAAGCTGTCTTCTATATCTATTATAAGCATCGGAGTCTCCTGTTAGTGAAGCAGCTTGTCTTGCTCTTGTCAAAAGTTCTGTGATATAGTCAGGCAGTCCGCCGCTGACAACGCCCTGTTCCACAAGATCACTTGCCAGCGAGAACCATGTGTCGGCAACCTGCAACGATTGCCGGATATTGTTGATAATGTCTTTTGTGCCAAGCACATCATAAATTTTGTCGCTTAGTGCAACGCCGTCAACCATATCAGAAGCCACATAATGATTACGAAAGCCAACGCGATCAGGAATATTGATGCTGATGCCCACTGCTCCTTCAATAGAGTCGAGAAGCATTTCTTGAAATTCTTCGGGAACTGCATAAACTTTCCAGACTCCGTTTACAATGCCAGCAACGTCACTAGGAGAGGCATTTTCCAGTTGATCCTGCAAAGCATCGACAACCTGTTGGCCCAGCTTTGTGAGTTTGTCAGTTACGGCATTGGCGAACTTGTTGGCTGGATTAGGCATTTGCCTTTGCCGGAGCTTTCTTGAACTTGGTTAGTACGTTTGCGATAAGAGACTTGAATTGATCTTCCTCTTCACCGCCTTTGCCAGTGTCAGGAGCCTTTTCCGCTGGGGTGATGGGTTTGCCGTCGGGGTCAACTTCTTGGCCTCCTTTCGACATTTGCTCATCCATGGCTGTTTTGTCTTTGATGGATTGAGCAAAGGCTTTTTCCAGAGCATCGCACAACTCTTGGGCCTTGTCTGGATCATCATCAAAATAGACTTTAGCAATTTCCTGCCATAAGGCATTTGCAAAAGGAGCTGGTGGCATTTCCTGCAACAACTTGACGGCTTGATCGAGGCGTTGATTGGAATAGGCTTCTACAAACTCTGAAGGATATTCAACAGTAATAACAGTCTTTGTATGCGTATAGTCGTTGAAAGTCTTGACAACCCAATCCTCAACTTTTTTAGCGACAGTGGCGGTTTTTTGCAACAGTGAGTTGCTACCACGGAAGTCCCACTCCTTAGACACGCCTGATGTCATAGCGTGCGCGCGAGTCCCAGACACCCCCAGCTGATTAGCAGCCTTGTAAATTTTGTCTTCAAGTCTGTCTGCTCCTTTTAAGAGAACTTCCAGACATTGAGTAGGCGGACTAATGAACTGAGGGGCATGCTGGGCATCGTTAGGAACTTCAATGGCATTGGTTGCTGATAAAGCAAGTTGCGACCCCTCTATTGGCGGGATAGTAAGAATAGGAAAGCAGAACACGTCAAGAAGCATGATCCAAGACTCTAAATTATAAAGCACAAAGGCCATGTTAGCAAGGTCTGCAAGGATAGGTGTTGGAAAGTTTGTCAGGTTGTTGCTTTTAGCAAAATCAATTATAGCTAAAATGGGCAAATAGGATAAACCGTGTGCGTTCTTCTCGACACTGATCTCAATTACTTCATCATACTTCGCTGGGTTGCGTTTCTCATAGTAGACTTCCCAAAAGGTATCATTCCATCGCCGATAGTATTGTCTGATAATAAACTTGCCTTCATGTTCTGGGTCTGGAATCATTTCTTGCTTCTCAAAAAACGAAATCCAAATGAGTTTGCCCCAGTTGTCACATTTCCACTTGTACACTTCGTGGGGCATTTTCTCATACATATATGGCATGATACGATCATCAACAGCTTGTTGGATAGTGGACACCTTATCAGCATCACGGAAATTGTCCATGATTAGGAAGGTGACGCCAAACATTCTGGCATGAGTAAGAAGCGTTTCGTTGATGTCTTGAAAACCAGTCCCGGTGTTGTCGGCATTAAGAAGCAACGCATTATACATGGCATCATCACACTTGCGCATTACTTCTTTTTCAAAAACAGGAAGAACCATGGCGTCAACAACCGACTTAAAGGCTGTTACACTACGGAGAGAGTATTTTTGACGTTCTTGATACCACTCTTCCCTCGGAAAGAAAATGAGATAGGAGTTGTCGCGGTATCCGTGCGAGCCTTCATAGGTGTAAAGGACTTGGGCGTATGGATTGAGATTGTGGATGTCGACGTAAGTACGATCATCACCTTTTTGTGGAAACCGGCCTGAAGAACGATAATAGGAACCGTCAGCCTGGAACAAAACTTGGCTGGAGTTTTGCCGAAAGCCATATGGCGGCGACTGTGGCATGGATTGTCCACTAGGGGCACGGCCATCAGACATAGGCATTGCGGACATGCCGCCAGGAAAACCGGGTTGCATATTGCCAGGAACTTGAAGAATTGGTGCTGACATGGTCTTGCCTCTATGCCGCTTGTGAATATGACATGTGAACCATCCGGCCTGTACCGTTGATATACATGAACCGCAAAGCCTGTGAAATACTATCTACGATGTCATTGTGCCTACCGTTGGGAAAAAACTTCAACTCCGTCTCGATGTCGTCTACCCAACTGCAATTCGCCGGGAAGTGTATGTTGCCAGCCTCAAACAAAAATGACACTGCATAGGCCCGTGACTCTTTGGACTCTTTGGGGCTGATTGGTATGAGGCCGGGAATCTCGTGTTTGAGAATTGACAGGACGGCTGTCCCGTTGGCTTTATCCTCTACCAGCTTCTCTTGACAGTAAGGAAAGGCTTTGACTGTCTCTTTGATTTGTTTGACTGTTTCGACAAAGTCCCATTTTCCGCGAGCCATTCCAAGGAGATAAGAGTCAGCGCCAATTTTTCCCCAAATGGTTCCAACGACATAGGATGCATCCTTCGTGTCTTTGAAAGCACAGTCCCACGACATCCAGATGCGTTCGAATCGTGTTGGCATCCTATAGTAGTATTTGAACCAGTTCTGCTTGAACGGGCCACCCTCAGCAGGGGCAGGGCGTTGCTGACACAAAGCGTTGAAGACACGTTCAGAATCCTTTTTGGTTTGGAGAGCTTTTTCGGCACTGTGCTTTTCAGGCCATAACGCTTCGCCTACTTGCCTTGTATCTTCTATGGGGCCATCTTCTTCCTTTAAGTAAGGAAGTGAAATAATGTCCCAATCCGTTTCATTTTGCAAAATGCGACCTGCCAAATCGTCTTCATTCCACCGTGTCATGGTGAGCATTGTGTGAGTGTCGTTGTGACACCTCATTCGATAAACGCCGTTGTACCAATCCCATGTAGAGTTGCGTACTGTTTCAGAGCCAGCCTCTTGCATGTCCTTTACTGGGTCGTCGATGTCACCAAAATCAACAGGAAACCCAGACAAGCTGCCACCAATACCAACAGAGCGAAAACTTCCACGATGGTTGACAACTTCAAACATTTCACTGTTACGTACAAACGATTGGCGACGATCCGTAACAACGTTTTTGCCGCCGAGCCTTGTGTCTGGAAACAATGTTGCATATTCAGAAGTGTCCATTATGCGCTGAACATCACGATTTATGGAACCGGCGAGAGCAGAAGCATAAGTGCCACAAACAATACGAGTATCAGGAAATTTGCCGAGCACAAGCGCTGGGGTGCGGCGGCTGACTAGTTCGGTCTTGCCATGCTGAGGCGGCATAAACACCATCAAGTTTTTGATTTCGCCGTGCAGCATCGCGTCTATTTTGTCGCAAACCCAATTGTGAAACCATTTTACTTTGTATCGAGGATTGGTATAGGTTGTGAAGTCAATGAGATACTCACGAGCCATGTCCACTTCGACAGCGGCAAGATCATCTTCAATCTCAATGTCCAAGTCGAGATTAGTCATGTGACCTTGTTGGGTCTGGTGTGAACTTGGTGTAACTAAAATGATTAAAGCCATCAACGGCTTGAATCTGGACACAGTCACTGCATGGAAGTGTGTTGTGGTTGCTTTTAAAGTTGGTACACTTGCCACAACGGCCTATATCTCTTGTGTAGTTATCGGCCATCATCTGTGCCTACCCTTGAAGCTGCAATCGCATCACGAATGATTCTCTTAGTATCTTGCTCTAGTTTGCTTGGGTCGATACGACGCTGGGGAGTGGTATCGTTAAAGTTGATGTTGACAGCGTCGCCTTCAACCTTCTTGTTGAGAAAGTCGATGTTGGACAGACTGTTGGCGGCAGCGGCCAAAGTCATGTTGATCCATGTGACGTCATCTATGGTGAGAGGCTTCCCATCTAAATCAGGGAAGGCCTCATAAATTGGGCGGAGTAGTGCCTCTGGGGCGGGGAGGGTGCCAAACTTGTTCAGCTTGGACGCAATGGACTCGTCGCGCTTGGGGCGACCTGTTGGGTTGCGAACCTCTCCAGGCTTCACAGGAATGAGGTTCCTTCTGCCTATCTCGACCATCTTGTCATGGCGAGCCTTGCGCTCTGCAGCATCCTTAGGTGGTTTGTATCCTTTAGGTGGCATAATCGTGGATGGCCTTTGGTAAAAATTTTATTTGATTAGGCTTTCTTGATATAAATATAAGCCCTTTCTAGGTCATAGGGGTAATCTTCGTAATATAAATTAACACAAAAAAGACATACTATTTAAAGACATTAGCCTTCCTTGTGCCCTTGCTTTATCATGTGTTTGTAAACTCTCTTCACTTCATCAGGGAACAGCATGGTTTGAGTTGGATGCATCAAATAGCGACCCACTCCAACTTGATAGATGCCAAAGCGGCCGCCATCAACTATGGTGAGACGGATAGTCATTTTGTCATTTGCATCCATTGGGCAACTCCTTGCAGTTCATGTTGTTTGATAATGGAATCACATTCAGAGCATGGAATCCAAATCGTAGGGATAACAGAATCCTCCGGATAGGTATTGATGGTGGTGTCCAGTTTGTTGTCATACCTGGCTGAATCTATTGAAACGGCATGGCAAATGCCTAAAGGTACTGTGTCGTAAATGGTTATGGTCTTGGTGGAGGTTGGATTTGAACAGAATATGAATAGCAAACATAGAGTAAAAATGATGTAGTTCATTTGGATCTCCTTTGAGTTCTTTTCACTGGGGTGGTGCTGGTACGAGCTCACCCGCTTGGGCGGCGGTAGGGTAGAAGCGGAATCGGTATCTTGTCTTCACATTAATAGTATACATTATGTGACTATGGTTGTCAATGCCTATTATCGAGAAAGGGTCGGCAGTTCCTCCACATGGCTAAAGCCATGTGGTTTCCCTGCCGTCTAAAATATATAACATTCCCTTCAAAAAAGCTAGGAGTTAGGGAAAAGCTTGTAAAAAATTTTGTTGTAAGTGCTTGATTTATATGGCGATTTTGATAATTCCTAACTTTATAACTTATTTATTTATTTATATATATATATATATATATATTTATAAATAAAAATAAATATATATATACATGTTTTAAAACAAAAAACGTGGTTAGGAGTTAGGAAATTACGCAAATGTATAATAAATCAATATGTTATAATCTTTTTTTAACAAATTTTTTTGCAAAACTTCCTAATTTTTTCGCAATTTTGCGACATTTTTTTTGTATTTTTGTTAAAAAAATGCCATACTTGCAAAAAAATCGAGTATATTATCAGCAATGTGCAATCAGCTTGTTTAAAATTAACGCCGGAGCCAACGTTTCCCAAAACGTTCCTTGTGTTGTTGCGCACATCAACAGCACAAGGCCGGTTTTTTTTGAGGCGGCTTGATGGATAATTTTTTGGCTGACTATTTTGGCGAAACCGTGCGATGTTCGGCAACACACGTAATGTGCGCTTCAAACAATTCCCTTAAAATTCAAAATTGTCCAAATTATCTATGGAAAGACTGGGGATCGGGAACCGATGTAATGTCAGGCGATGCGTTTACGAGAATCATGCAGGTCGACAAATGTGATTTTAAAACCGCCGTAGAGACTGCCAAAAAATACGACCTATCTCCGATAAAAAAATATGACTATGGTTCGTTTTGGGTTTTCCGAGAAGATGGAGAAAAAGGGAAACGAATTTGGAATCAGGGAATTGTAAGAGGCTGCTTATTGCCACTATACAAAATTAACGAAGCAATAAAATTCGATACTGTTTACATAGTCGAGGGAGAAAAATGCGTTGATTCTTTATGGCAAATTGGAATTCCGGCAACGTGTTCGGCGCTTGGTGCTCAAAATGCATTGAAATCAGATTGGTCTCCGCTTAAAAACAAAAAGACAATAATTATTCCAGACTGCGACGAAGCGGGACAAAAATATTATTCCGATGTAAAAAAAATCTTGCCTCAATCTGATGTTATTACATTGCAGGGGAAAAACGGATACGACATTGCGGATTATCTTGCCGATGACAAGCCCTTCAATGATTTAAAAACAAAGGACGACTTTGAACAGTTAATATTTCCGATAGGTTTTTGTGATGATAAAATAATGTTGTACGACAAAAGAACAAAGCAGTACTACCTAATTCGTGGTGTTGACATATCAAAACAATTAATAATACTTAACCCCAATGATTATTATTGGGCGTGTCATTTTCCCGATTCAATAGGCAAAAAAG